ATGACAGAGTCTAGAGATAAAAATACTCCAGAAACTTTAGAAGATCTACCAGCGCATATGCAAATGAATTATAAGCAAGCTATAGAAGTTGCTGAAGAAGAAGTTATAAGTCAAATATTAGATAAAAACAAATATCACTTAATAAGAAAAAGATTAAATTATGACTTAACTGTTTTAGGTATATCTTGCGTAAAAACAACTTGGAATCCAGCTGAAGGCGTTGTTGTTGATTACGTTGATCCAGCTAATATAGTTTATTCATACACTAACGATCCTAATTTTGAAGACGTTTATTACGTGGGTGAAGTTAAAAATGTACCTTTAGTAGAATTAAAAAAGCAATTTCCTAGCTTAACACCTGAGCAAGTTAAAAAACTTCAAAACTATACTGGTAATACTGCTTACTCATCTAACGTCAACGGAAGATACGATCAAAACACTGTGCAAGTTCTTTACTTTGAATGGAAAAGTTATATTGATCAAGTATTTAAAATAAAAGAAACAGCTACTGGACTAGAGAAAACTATAGAAAAAGAAGATACTTTTTTACAAGTAGAAGAAACAGATAACTTTAAAAAAGCTTCAAGGTCTATTGAGACACTTTATTCAGGAGCTAAAGTATTAGGTATGGAAGAAATGTTAGACTGGCGAATGGCTGAAAACATGACTAGACCATACGCAGATACTAGCAAGGTTAATTTAAGCTACACTATTACCGCGCCAAGGATGTATCAAGGCAGAATAGAAAGCTTAGTTGGTAGAGTAACTGGTTTTGCTGATATGATACAGTTAACTCATTTGAAACTACAACAAGTAATGTCTAGGATGGTTCCTGATGGAGTTTATTTAGATATGGATGGTTTAGCAGAGGTTGATTTAGGTAATGGAACTAACTATAATCCAGCTGAAGCTTTAAATATGTATTTCCAAACTGGTAGTGTTATAGGTAGATCTTTAACACAAGACGGTGAAATGAATAGAGGTAAAGTTCCTATCCAAGAACTTCAGTCATCTTCAGGTGGTGCTAAAATATCTTCTTTAATAAGTACTTATCAGTATTATTTACAAATGATTAGAGATGTTACAGGGTTAAATGAAGCTAGAGATGGTAGTAATCCAGACACTAATGCATTAGTTGGTTTACAAAAATTAGCTGCTGCAAACTCTAATACAGCTACTAGACATATACTACAAGCTAGTTTATATCTAACACTTAGAACTTGTGAAAATATATCTCTTAGAGTTAGTGATTCTTTAATGTTTCCATTAACTAGGATGTCGTTAATAAATAGTATATCTAATTTTAATGCACATACTTTAGATGAACTTTCAAAAGTAAATATACATGACTTTGGAGTGTTTATAGAACTAGAGCCAGATGAAGAAGAAAAAGCGCAACTAGAACAAAACATACAAGTTGCTTTACAAACGCAGTCTATAAATCTTGAAGACGCTATAGATATAAGATCTGTAAATAATCTTAAGTTAGCTAATACTATGCTTAAAAAACGTAGATTAGAAAAAGAAGCTAAAGATCAACAGATGAAAATGCAGCAAATACAAGCACAAGCTCAAGCCCAAGCAGAGACTAACGAGAAGGCTGCTTTAGCCGAGTTGCAAAAGCAAGAAGGTATGGTTAACAGTAAAGTTCAGTTAGAACAAGCTAAGTCACAGTTTGAAATACAAAGACTACAAACAGAAGCTGAAATTAAAAAACAATTAATGCAGCAAGAGTTTGATTACAACATGAAATTAGCGAAACAACAAACAAAAGTTGTACAAGCTAAAGAGCAACAGATAGAAGATCGTAAAGATAAAAGACTTAAAATTCAAGGAACTCAACAGAGTGAAATGATAACCCAAAGAAGAGAAGATGGTTTACCTATAAACTTTGAATCTAAAGGTAACGATAATTTAGGTGGTATTGGTTTAGAACAATTTGCACCTAGATAATTTATATTAATTATTATATTATATTATGTCAAAAGAAGAAGTAGTAGAGGCTCCTGACGGAACCTTAGAACAAGGTGAATTTAAAATAAAAAACAAACCTAAGAAACTAGTTGCTCAAAAAAAAGTAACTAAAGTAGATATGGCTAAAAAAGAAGAGCCAAAAGTTGAAGCTAAAATAGAAACACCTGTAGTTGAAGAAACTAAAGTTGATAAAATTGAAGTAGAACAACCTGTAGTTGAAGAAAATAAAACTGAAGAATCTCCAATTATCGAAGAGATAAAAGTAGAAGAAACTAAAGAAGAGATTGAAGAAACTAAAGAGGTTGTTGAAGAAATTAAAGAAGAAGTAAAAGCGAATCCACAAATAGAGTTGCCAGAGAATATTGAAAAGTTAGTAGACTTTATGAAAGATACTGGTGGCACTGTAGAAGACTATGTCAATTTAAATAGAGATTACAGTAAACTAAATGGAGAACAATTACTTAAAGAATATTATAGTGTAAGCAAACCACATTTAAATGCAGATGAAGTAAATTTTCTTATGGATGATACTTTTGCGTGGGATGAAGGTGAAGATGAAAGAGTGGTTAAAAAGAAACAATTAGCTTACAAAGAAGAAATTGCTAAAGCCAAAAGCTTTTTAGATAGTTCTAAGAAAAAATACTATGAAGAGATCAAGTTGAAACCTTCAGTATCACAAGAACAACAAAAAGCTAATGACTTTTTCAATAGATACAACGAAGAACAGAAGGTGATTCAACAGCGTCACGAAAGTTTTACAAACAATACTAAAAAGTTATTTGCCGATGAATTCAAAGGTTTTGAATATAATGTTGGTGATAAATCTTTTAGATATAATGTAAATAACAAAAATGATGTTGCTCAAAATCAATCTGATTTAAATAATTTTGTTGGGAAGTTCCTAGATAAAAAAGGTGAAATCAAAGATTATAGAGGTTATCACAAAGCCTTGTATACCGCTAGTAATGCTGATAAAATAGCAAAACATTTTTATGAGCAAGGTAAAACTGATGCGATTAGAGATGTTAATGCTAAGTCTAAAAATATAACAAATGAAGTTAGAGCTACTAGCTCTGGTGAAATGTTTATTAATGGGTTAAAAATAAAAGCAATTAGTGGTGTAGATAGTTCTAAGTTAAAAATAAAAACAAAAAAATAACTTAAACTAAAAATATAAATATGAGTTTTGCAACAAGTGGGAGTTTTCCTGCAAGTTTAATTCCAGCTCAAAAGAAACAAGCATTAGATAATAACTATTTGAACTTTGCAGACGGTACGTCTGACTGGGCTCAACAGTATTTACCTGAGCTTTATGAAGCTGAAGTTGAGAGATATGGTAACAGAACGTTATCAGGTTTCTTAAGAATGGTTGGCGCTGAAATGCCAATGACATCGGATCAAGTATTATGGTCTGAACAAAATAGATTACATGTATCTTATAATGAGGTAGAGTGGAAATCAGGTGTTATATTTGAAATAGAATTAGCTAACGCTAATCCAACTACTAATGGTAGAGGTAATAACACTGCAGCAATAAAAGTTAATAATACTATATTAGTTTCTGATAACGCTACAGGTTTAATAACACAAAAGTGTATTGTAACTCAAGTACAACAGCCATCAGATCTAGGTGGTGGTACAAAAGCTGAAATTACAGTAGCCCCTTATGATATAGCTACTGTTAAAACTGGATTACAGTTAACTGCTGCATCTTCTTTGAACCTTTTTGTTTATGGTTCTGAGTTTGGAAAAGGATCTACAGATGCTACTATGGATTCTATCGAACCTAGCTTTACTGAGTTTAACAACTCTCCAATTATCATTAGAGACAAGTACCAAGTAAATGGTTCTGACGCTGCTCAAATTGGTTGGATTGAAGTTGCTACTGAAGATGGTACTTCTGGATACTTATGGTATTTAAAAGCTGAGTCTGAAACAAGACTAAGATTTGAAGACTATATGGAAATGGCAATGGTTGAAGGTGAATTAGCTGGACACACAGTTGCTATGCCTGGTGGTTCTACTGGTATTAACTTAAAAGGTACGCAAGGTTTATTTGCTGCTATTGAAGCAAGAGGTAATGTATATCAAGGATTTGCTGGAGCTGCTGCTCCTGGTTCTGGTGCTTTAGGTGATTTCGATGAAATCCTTAA